CAGCGTCAGCAACTTCTTTTGTTATAGTTTCTTTTTCTGCCACTATTTGCATAACCTCGTTCATCATAGATTTTATTGATGACACATCAGATTTAACTTTTGCAAGTTCCATATTTGTTTCTGAGTTCTCAGCTACAACTACCTTTTCTTGAACCTCGGTAGGTTTCTTGTTAACAGGCGTAAATCCATAATCTTCTGAAAGGTCAAAACCTCGCATATAATCAGGTATATCTGCCATATTATTTACCTCTTATTCTGTTTAAATGTTTCTTGACTGCTTGTTCAGTCTTAATCTTTTTAATAGATTTCTTTTCACCATATCTTTGTGCTAAAGGACTATTTGGATGTGCTTCAGCAATTCTAGCCATATTCTCTTTCCAACCAGCGTCATTTTTAATATTGCCACTTAGACCTTGACCAGCCACAATATTAACATCTAATATGATAGATTTTAAATGTGGGTTATCTTTTAGAAAAGTATCTTTTTCAGATATCTTCATTACCTTTTCTAAAATTTCACCTGTTTCTTTATCTTGAAAGTTATAGGTTGGCATTATATGTCCGATTTAAAGTGTTTGTTAATGATGTCTATTCTTTCCTCATTAGCACATATCTTGTCTAACTCTGATTGTATAGCTGCTACAACATCTGGATGTTCACCTATACCAGCAGGGTTATCTAGATACACTTGCACATTTGCTTTTGCTTTTAGTATTTCACCTTTAGCGTGAGATACCATACTTTCTAATAATGTTTCTTTTATATTCATTTTAATGTCCTTTATACTCATTATGTTTATACTCTATTTTATCACTAATATTATTTATCCCTTCTTCAACATTGTCCATACCTCTAGAAACTTCATCTAGTCTATCTCTAGCCATATCTAAATGATAAGACATATTGTTTAACAGGTCGCTTACTTTACTAAAAGAAACAGCGGCCCAAAGCATAAAAAATATTGCTATAACTAAAATAATTACATTCCCTATTAATACTAATTCATTCACGATACATACCCTACTATAATTGCTTTGCTATACCAGTCTGGCATTTTTGCTGGTGCCTTCCAGGTAGCAAATCTTTGTTTTTTCATTACATAATAATTACGATAACTTTTAACTGTATCACCTGGCACTTTACATTCTTCTGGCATAGCAGGTGTAGGTAAAGTAGGTTTTTTATTCAAAGGTGCATTTTTTGGTGGATTTCTCAAAGCGTCTTTTAATTTAGTAATTGCTAAATGGTCTTTGCCTGAGTATCTTTTTTTAAATTCTTCATTCAATGCCATCATATGTCTGTACAACCAGTTATAATTAAATGCACTTTCCATAAGCCATATTGTAGATGGATGTTTTATCCAACCTGCTTTGTATAAAACTTTTTCTAATTTAGGGTCTGGATGACGCCATCTTTTAATCTTACGACCATTTGCTGTTTTATCATAATACTCTGTGCCGTCTAAAACTCTATGTACTGAACATAATAATTGAGCACTTTCTAGTATCATTTTGACACAATGTTTATCACACGCCATTTCGGCAGATTTCACAGGACATTCATCTAATGCAAAAATATTCATAATATATACCTCTAGTTATCTGACAACCAGGATAAAGGAAAATGAAGCAAATGTCAAGCTTTTTTTAGACATTATTCTTATATTTTTCATCTGTTTCCTCATTCCATTCCCATATCTGGTTCATTTTAAGTCTAATTTCATCTGGACTTAAACCTTTTAATTCCTCATCTGACAAGGAATTTACAAAATTTTGGTATTCTCGTTCTTTTTTCCATACCTTTTTTTGCTTATTCAAAATCTTTACAACTTCCTCATTGGCATTTATTGGGTCACCATTTTCAATTGCTAATTCTAGCTCTCTTTGTTTTAATGATATGTTAGCTGATATTAACATTAATACTGCAACAGGGTCAAATACAAATATTAATATGATGATAATAATTCTGACTGCTTTATCAAAATAGTCTTTTGCTTCATCACCATAAATAAACTCAGCAACATATTTTATAGGTCCTAAATCTGCCTCTAGTTTTAATTGTTCAGTTTGTATACCAGACTTTTTGTCTGTCAATTCGTTTATCTTATTTAAACTTTCTTCTATGGTTTTTTCTAATGATAGTCTTTCTTCTTTTTGATTATTTCTTTCTGTAATCGCTCTTTGTGAACTACTAGAAAACCAACTTGATTCTTTAGATTGTGTTTCAATCAATTCGTCCATTTTATTTAATTGAAACTGTGAACGGTCAATTGTCTTTTGTCTTTGTTCAATCTGTTTATCAATAATTTCTATTTGTAATTTGTTATTGTTTTCTGGTACAACTTGGTCTAAATGTGCCTTAGATAAAAACCCAAATATACCTACCGAAGTTATAAAAACTAAAACAACAACAGCACTTGTCAAATAATATTTTATAGATTTTGGTAATAGTTTGTTGTCCCAATTTCTATATAACCAACTTGCTATGACAAGTTTACCAACTTCTAATGCACCACCCATAGCGATAATAGCTGTCGTGGCGCCAGCAAATAAAGCCGCTAACCCTATTATAGAGTATGAAGCAGCTATAATGGAAATTGCTATTCCAGATATCAATGTTAGATAAGTTAAAAACATCTAACTATTTATATTCAATAACTGGCGTATATCTCTTTAAAGTCTTTAAAACATTCTTTAATCTATCCTCATAGTCATCAGTTTCGGAATAGTTATCTAGTGTTTTAATTAATTGATAAGGGTTTGGTTTTATACCTTTCTTGATGTAAACATTTCTAGCCTTTCTAAAGTTTTCATATGCTGAATGATTATTCAATAGTGCGATATAGTATTTAACACTATCGCATTTATTAATAAAGACTTTATACATAACTTTGTTGTCTTTTTCAGCGTGTATATGTTTTACTGTATTTTTAAAGGTCTTGATACCAAATAAATTGTTTGCCTCTTGAGCTATTCTACTTTCACCCCAACCTGTTTCTAATATCGCTTGTGCTAATATCATATCTGTCGGTATTTGTTTAGCATAAGGTGTTGATAAGTTATGAAAGTCTATACATTCTCTAAGAGCATACACAAATTGAGTTTCATTATTATAACTAAAAATAGGTTCAGGTATAATATCTTTTATAATTGTTGGATTAGGATTAAATGTTCCTAATGTATAGATTGAAATTGTAAATATACCACCCACTATCATTTGATATAGTACATTAAGGGTTTTTTTCACGATTGCCATAATATATTCCTTTTGGTTATTTTACATAAGCGATATAATTATAACCACCAATATTGCCAGGTAGTTTTCTTGATACAAAAACCAGGTCTTCTGATAACTTACTCATTTGAGCTCTTAATTTTTCTGCCTGTCTTTCTGTTAAATTATCTTGTAAATCTTGTCCCCAATTACCAGTATAATATGTTATACCTGGCGAATGTTCTTCATTATCTTTTAAATATTTTTTAAGATACTTTGGTGTTTCTAACAATTGTTTTTTTAAATGTAAATCAATTTCTTTACTCATTTTACCTCCTTAACTTCTTGAACTACACATTTAGGTATTATTGTAGAATTACCACATTCATCAATACTACCATCCTCTTTAAAATTAAAATCACTAACTAATCTAATGACTTCTTCCTCATCACTAATTAAGAAACCTGTGCTTAAACATCTAGGTAAAGATTCTTCTTTTACATCTTCTATACTTCGCCATGCACTATCAGATGTTATATCAATCCAATATACATGGACAAATTTGTATGGTATTTTTTTTACAGCTCTCACTTATCTAATCTCCTAAAAAATATTATAAGCAATCCAATATATTAAGGTACAATAAAGTGAAATGTAAAGTATAGTAATTATACCACCAAAAAACATTACAAGTTTATCTATCATTCCACCACTCCAATATAAAGGGTTCCATAAAGTTAAATAGTTTAAAATCCTCTACTGAAAATGTTGTTATTGCGACAACAAGTATAGGTATACCTGTCGTAACAAAAATTATCTCTAGTGTAGATTTTAATAAGTTAGGTTTTGGCCACCCATTCGGTCCTTCATTATGCATTTATCAACTCCTTTACTTTTTCTAAATTTTTATACTTTAATACATTACCACTCATACTATTGATTGATTGTTTGATTAAATCCTTGTATTCATTTTTTAAATGAAAAATAAAAGGTAACCTTTTCACCGTTACATCAATGAAAAAAGCTGCCGTATCTTCATCTATTGTTAATGTTCTTTCGTGTTCAACTCTAAAATATAAATCATCTAATGATTCAAAATCAGGTTTAGACCAATGAGGGTGATTACTTAGATATCTTAATGGTGATATCCCCCAGGTGTATCTATGAAATGATTTACCACTTGTCATAGCACGCCAAATACCTTCACTTGCTTTTCTTAACATATCACTATCTGCTACAGGTTCGTGAACTTCTGATAGTGTCATACCTGCAACTTTACTAGGATTCCAACCACTTGCCATTGCAACAAAACACGCCTCAACTTTTCCTTTATGCATAATAATAACATCATCTGGTATTTCAAGACCAAATTCTTCTATGTCTACAAAAGGTAACTCCCACATTTGCATAGCTTCGGATGTTTTTTCAACTAAACATTCTTTCTTTGCAATGTCGGATTCAAAATAGATTTCTGCACCTAAATGATTATATTCGTACTCTCTTTCGTTATAGTAGTCATCTGTATATGGTTTTAAAACCACATCATTGATAGGTGCAAATCTAGGATTTGTTGTGTATGGTGTTTGCACTATTTCTTTTATATTCATAATATTGTTGTCCATTATAGGACAAATTCAAATCAATGTCAAGCAATTTTTTACTTATTTTCTTTTTGCATAAAGTTATCATTCCAACCAAAAGCTTCCTTTACAACGGACTCCGATAAACCTTTATACATATTATTCAACTTTTTCTCTTTTACACCAATTAAAACTTCCGCTTCATCTTTGTGTAAACCTTCTAATACTTGAATAAACAAAGTTTCTTTTCTAACTCTATTTAATTTATCATCACCACCTTTGATGAAATGCCACAATTTACTAGATTCTGATTCTAGGTATGTATGTTCTGTACCTGCTGGCGCCTCATTTGCCATATATGGTGGTGTACCACCTGGTAAATCCCATATAATTCTAGGGTCAAAAGCACCTTTAAGTATTCTTCGTAAACCTGGTGTATCATAAGATTTTAATACTTCAATCTTTTTAGCTTTTACTTTAGCGTTGTGTACTTTAGTAAATACTTCACTAAAAAGTGGTTTACTAGATGTGGATGTGTTCATACTAGCTTCCATCTGTTTAGGTGGAATTAGATTTGGGTTTTGTGTAACCATAATTTACTCCATTATTAAAAATCATTTATATTTGTCATTAACGATTTCAGTTTATTATCCATAAAATACTGTAATAGATTAGACCTATTAGGTATCTCATAGCTTCTGTACATATTTATAATGTTTTCCTGTATGTCTACTGGAATTTCTTCTAAATCTATCAACTTCTTATTTCGTTGATAATTTAATCTGGTTATACTGCCTAGAGGTATGTTGTCTAATTTAGACCATTCTTCTAGTCTTTTTTTATTGATAGGTTTTTGTTTTTCACCTGTTACAAATACATTATCATCACTTAGTATATTTGGTATACCGTCTGACCTATCACCTTTTATAATTTGTTCGTGCAAAAATACGACAGGGTCAATGTCTGTGCCCACGAACTTTTTTTGAATGGGACTGTACTGTTTGACCACTTCGTACTTTTGCAACTGAATAAAATCTTTATCACCCGAAATTATCATACATGGTTCACCTAAATTGTGTGCCTCTCTAGCTAGAATGGCGATTATATCATCAGCCTCTGCATTGTCTATTGATAAAACCATGTATGGTAAATTCTTTGCTATTTCGTGTTTTACTTCTGTAATGACATCAAATAAATCATCCCATTTATCTGATACTTCCTGAGTTTCTAGTCTAACTTGTTTTCTTTGATACTTATAATTAGGAAACAATTCTCTACGCCAAGGATTTGCTGAATCGGCACATAGTATCTGTTGACCATATTCTTTTTTAAACTTTAAATTATAACCTCTGATTGAGTTTAAAACCATATGTCTAAAAATATCAATATTAGGTGCTGACTGACCTCTAGTTTGTGCCATAAAATTAGATATCAATACTTGATTTAAATCAACTAATATCATTTTTAAAGTTTCTCTCTTTATACCAATTATAAAAATCTGTGTCTGAAAAGTATTGAACGATATCATTAGCTGGTACTTGCTCAGTCTTAATGCATGTTTCTAATAATTCATAATCATCTTTTGCTACTTTAATCTTACACATAGTTAACTCTTTACATCAAAAGGTTTATTCTTATTTTCTTTCTCTATCATCTTACACGCCTTATCATATTCTTTTTGATAGAACTGCATAGTCCAACCATCATTATGATGATTATCTTTTTCTAAAAAACATATATCTCTCCACTCTTCCCAAGTGGGCTCATCTATTGAGGTATCATATTCATCAATTATTTTTGCCATCATCATCTCCTGGAAATAAATCTAATTCTAACTGTTTTTCACTATCACTCATTTTTAAAACCTCCGCTTTTGTTTTTTCTACATCATCATTATCTATGACTTTACTGTAATTTAAAACTGGTATAGGTTGATTTTGGTCATCAAAATTTATAGTAATCATTTTATCAACTAATGATTGACCTACATGGCTTACTTCAAAATCTCTGTATAATAATACTCTAATCATCTCAGCGACCATTGCTAAATCACCATAAAATTTTGGTTTTTCTATCTTGACACCCATGTCAACAAAGTTTTTAATTAAAGAAATTGATAAATCATCAACACAACTCTCAACAAATTCCATAGTTTGTTTTAATTCTAACTCACCTGTGCCAAAATCTTCATCAGCTTGAAACACAATTTCCTTTTCTTCTTTTTTAAGACCAGGAAACTGTATTACATTATCTTTCTTGTCTTCGCTCAACCTTCTCTCCTTTAAAATTAACTAGACCTTTATCATCAAAAAATTCAACTAATTGATGATATCCGCCTACTAACTCACCATCTATTTTAATTTGTGGCATTGTTCTAACTTGTTTACCAATTTCTTTTAAAAAGTCTTTAGTATCGGCAAAGTCTTCTAACTTGACTTCTTCATAATCTAAATCTAATTTAGATAGTAAAGTTTTTGCCTTAGTGCAATACTGACAATTGTTTTTACTGAATATTGTTATCTTCATCTTCTTTAATCATTAAATCTTCCCAACTCATTTGACCTGGAGATTTTTCATCCTTCTTACTTACATATGCATTTACAGCTTCATCAACTGTATAATGATACATCTTATTTAATTCACCCATAGGTAATCTAAGACCAACATATGCACGATAGTACCCATTTTTAGTTTGAGTAACATCTTGAGCAAAGATTTCATAACCACGAACTGGTGTTTCTTTGATTGTGTTAACTAAAACACTTTCAACTTCAGCTACAACTGACTTGTTATGAGTTTCGCCAACTTCTGTAATGAACTGTTTAGATGATTTATTCATTTCACCTTTGATGATATCTGCTAATTCAGACTTTGCTATCATCTTTGCTTTTTCAATTGCAAGATTTAAGTCTGGTGATACAGATGTGCCAGCACCAAAGATACATAAGTTTTTGTTATCTTCACCACATTGTTTAATCTCGGTATAATCTGCCATAAACCATTTAGGCACACTATTTACCATTTGAGTTTCTTCTTTCACTATTTCATACATTGCACTATTGTATGAGCAACCACTCATGACTATAAATGCAACTGCCATTATATATTTTAACATTTATACACCTCGTATTATATCTATAAGTTTATTTAAACTAGAAACCAGATGGTCAACCACTTGATGTTCTTCTATAAAAGTACCTAATCTAGCCGACATTGTTGGTTCTGTAAAAATAAACACTAAAAGAACTATGATTATAAAATTTCTAATCATTTTACCTCCCATTTGCCTTGCTTATCTAAACATACCTCACCGTATGATTTGAAAGCGTGTTCAGGCCTACTGTATTTTCTACAATATTCTGGAACATTTACATCACGATAATAAAATTGTGCAAATAACTCCCAATAACCTGGAGTATCAATGCCTCTCCTACCATCAGCACATTCCAAAATTTCTTCTTTGACAATTGTATCGCCTTTTTGTTTTATTATTATTTTTGTAAAGCAATACTGACCATTTACATCTTCTGGTTCTATTGTCTTAATCTTACTATAAAGGACATCATCACCAGCATTTGCTACTTTAATCGTATAACCTAATAATACGACCATCATAATTAATGATATCCATAATTCTATTGCTCTCATGGTTTTTCTACCCATTGTCCATCTGGTAATTGACACGCTGTGCCAAATACTGTATTTCTGTCTACACTTGTACCAACAACTGGCCAAGAATTTGTAATGTCTACTGTTGAACTATAATCTTTACATTTTATAGGTCCAACTGTATATGAATTTGTTATATGTATTGTACCACCATTTCCTGTTTCAGCATTATGCCAATTTGAATATGATGAACCTTCTGGTCCACGATTTAAATGGTCTACAAATATTTTGTTATGTAAATCTCTATCACTATTATACATTATCTCAGCACCAGCAAATGCACCAACTAAAGCACAACCTGCTATCACATATTGGTCAGCACCCGAACATAGATTGGTCATAGAACCAGCACCAACTATGGCACCAATATGAGTACGATTGACCATACAACCACCTAATGATAAACTAATTAATAAAATCCAAACCACTCTCACGGATTTGCTCGCATAGTTTTTGTTTGTGTTCGTTTGATAATACATAATGTTGCTCTCTCAACTTAAATATTTTAAAAATCTGTTTGTTATTTGAAATAAAATCTCTTGCCTTTTGTGTTAAAGGTTGAATAAGAAATTCTTGTTTGTCGCCTGTTAAATGAAAATCCATAATATAAAATGAGGCGGCCCGAAGGCCGCCTTCCTCAATTAAGAGTTATAAGCGTAAGGTGTACCGTAAAGTGCTTTAATACCAGCAGCTACGATAGTCTTGTCTGCATTATCAGATAATAAAACTTCTGATACGCCAGCAGCTAAGATAGCTTTTGTTGGTTTACCCATACGATAGGTAACGCCTTTGCTTGTTTCATTGATAAAAATCATATGACCTTTACTTCTCAAAGTATCAATCATAGCTCTTGGTGATGTTAAATCAAACCTATTTCTTAGTGTTCTCCAAGATACAGGTTCACCTTTTGATAGAAGGTTCAGAACCTTCTGTGTTTTACTCAATGCTCTTCTTGCCATTATATACTCCATTTGTAGTTAAATATGCATTTAAAGTCTGCACGACTATTACACATAGTAATTCTATTTTCTGGTAGGATAAAGGAAAATAAATCATTTGTCAAGCTTTATTTCGCTTTTTTTATGTTTAGTATATCCACGCTTTTCCCTCTTTTTCCTATCAACCTCTACGGTGGACTTACAAAACCGTTTCATCCACTTTTGTACAAAATTTCTAGGCTTCATTTGCCCTCCAGTATTTTCTCATTTTTTGGTAAATCGGGTCTTCTACCGCCATATCTCTGGCAGATTTAAATACTCTGGCACACAAAGCTTTTTCTGATGTCAAAGCGTCTTTTTCTTGTGGTATGATATTTCTATTTTCATCATATTTTTTACCGTCTTTATGATTAGCATATCTTCTAGACCTGGTAAAACCCATTTCTAAAAATTTACGGCACATATCCATACCAATAAAATCTTTTATATCTCTATAACCTAGGAACATTTCATAAATTGTAGAGGCACTTACCTTAGCGTGTTCTAAGGTTGCAAATCTCCAAACTTTACAAATATCCGATTTATATGGTTCAACTAATAATACTCCTTGCTCACCACGACCTATACGATAATATTTTCTGTTAATCTGTTGTGAAAAATCTAAATTTTTGTAATCTAAATTGTAATCAAATTCTTTCATTAATGTATCACCTTTTTTTTATATTCCTCTTCCATATCTTCCTCAAATTGGTCTACCTCTGCTTGAGCTTCATCTCTAACAGCGTGTATAAATGCAATTAAGGTTTTACGATTAGGACCAGCAGGCTCTAATTCTAAAGTTTCCTCTATAACATTTAATACTTCAATTAATTTTATCGCTTCGTGTGCCATTATTTACCCTCACTATCTAATAACAATACAATATAATGTATCGCCTTTAATAAATCTTTACGATTTTTTCCGTCTTTCTTACCATATCTACATAAATATTTTATTGCATTTGCCTGGCAGAAATCTTTATCTATATCAAGATGTCTTAACATATCTTGAACTTGCATACCATCTTTTGTGGTGCTATAATGTTGATTATAGGTACCTTGAATATAAGTACCTATCTCTTGTAGTATTTGGTCTTCATTGTATTTCATTCATATCACCTATTACTTTTGATACATCATCTTCTGGTACAACTGGTACCTCAACTGATACATCATCTATCATTTGCTCTGTTGTTCTTGTATCTTTTTCACTATCCATTGTTAATACACCAAAAGCCGCCTTTGGGTCTGGTGAAGTATATGCCTTGTATAATCCTTCCCACTTAAATAACGGTAAACCATTTTCTGATATTAAGTGTTCGTACAACTCAGGCATTTCTTTTTCTTGGTTCATATGTTTTTCTATCATTGCAATACGATTGACATAGGTATTTCTACCTCTTGTGGTGTCTTTTAGTTTTGCAACCTCAAATTCTTCTCTTATTTCTTCTCTCGTTAACATTAGACCTCCTATAATTTTTCATCTATTTTAGAAAACACCATACATAAGCTATCGTGTATTCTGGTTAAATTCATCAAAATATAAATTGCTGACAAATTAAAAATCCATACAATTATATCTACCCATATCATAATTTACCTCTCTAATATTACTAAATGACCGAAGTAATCATCAAATACTTGAACTAGATTTTCATAATCACCGTTGGTCATATCTTTGTATATTGTATCAAAGTTTAAATCAGCACCCACACGATTTAGTTTCTTACACAAATCACTCGCAAGTTTGATTAAACAAAATGCATTACCGTCTTGACCTGTTAAGTCAACTACTATTTTTTTATTTTCTGTTTTCTTTACTATTGTCATTTTACTCCTCACACGGATACTTTGTACCCTCTAATAATGCACACTTATATTCTAAGTCTGCTTTCATTTTTAACTCCGTCTGTAAACCTTTTAAGACGGCAGGTAAATGTTCTGCTAAAACTCCTAATACTTCAATCGTATGTTGATGTGTTATTCGCTTTAACTCATTTGCCATAATTCTCTCTTTGTCTATATCTCTACCTGATATTGTTTCTCGTAAAATATGAGAACCAACAGCTTCTTCATAAGATTGAGAATGTGCTGGAAAAGAAAACAATAAGAGAGAAAATAAAACCAGCACATTTAAAATAAATTTATTCATTAAGCAGCCTCTAACATTGACATTGGTACACGGTATCTTTTACCTTGCATTTCAACAACAGCATTTTTTGTCTTTATATCTAAAATCACACCTGGTGTTTTTTTAGTCTTCTGTACAACAAACACTTTATCACCGATATTCAATGATGTTTTAGCGTTCATAACTTGTACATCACGAATAAAATCTATCAAGTCATTTAATTGTGTTAAATTCATATTCATTATTTCTCTTTTCATATTTGTATTCATTATTTACTCTCCTTTAATATCATTAATACACCTTCATCATTTTTCGGATAAATTGCAAAACTTGTTGCATATTTTTGAAGACAATGATTAGGCGCTCTAAAATACCCTCTATTGTAATCACTTTTACCACGATATCTAATTCTAAACATACCTTTAAAGTGTATTTTAAAATCATATAACATATCTATTGGTAAATTTTTTGCTATACCATATTCATCATTAGGTGATAGATTATTTAGTATCATCTCTATACAAGTTTGTTTATTGTAATGTCTTTCTGATGTACGACCCAATAAATCACCCATACCTAAAGGTTTCTTTTTCATCCAGTTATCTTTTCCTGGCCATTCTTCTGACATTATCATAGTTTTCATTATAAAGACCTCCCAGCACTTCTTTGTATTATGTGCATACACGCCATAACCAGTGTAGCTGATATATCGTGTCTTTTCATAACTGTCTTAATTTTATAGCCTTTTTTTATGTCTGATAGTACAAATTTCATAGTGTATAACCTCGTTTTAGTTTATGTAATAAGGATACCATAGTTAAAAACACTTGTCAAGCACTTTCTGCCTCTCCAAGTCATTGAAATATAAGGATATTTTAAAATAATTGAAAATAATTTATTGAGAATAATTCTCATTTAACTAAAATTGTTCATTTTTTGCACAATCTGGAGGATATCAAAATCCTAGGTGTTTGTCAAGCCCTATTTCCAGTTATTTTTGACCCAATCTTGTTGTGCTTCGTGAGGGTTTGGTGTTCCGTGAAATACAGATATTGAGGCACCTTCTAATCTGGTAAAATCCCAAGTACCTTTACTAAATCTAGGATTTACTCTGTCGTGCCATTTATATGAAAATGTCCATTCATCAGGATATGGTACAACAGCTGGTTTTGGTGCCACTTTCAGATTTGGCATATCAGATACCACATTAGTGGTCAATTTGGTTATTACATTTTGGTCACCTTGCAACTGCATAAGTGCTGACTTGTCCTCTAGAAATGGTTTCCAGATTCGGTCGGTTTCTACTGCATTGTTCCACTTCATAACACTAGAATTAAAACCTTTGGTCGGATAGCTAAAATCTCTAGTTATAGAAAACTCATCATCTTTACTAAATGTTATAAACTTATCTATGTTTTCTAAAATAACTACATCAAGGTCAAGGTAAAAATTTACACCTTCTAGTTCAGCCTCTGGTGAAAACAATTGTAGTTTGTTCCACCAACCTTGATAGTTATGGTGGTGAAAAGGTTTACATATGATATCACCATCAATCATCTTATGTAATCTTACATGGTCGGTAAAACAAATAAATCTATGAGGCACAGTTAAATGTCTTTGTATCATATTATATAATACTTGAACATATTTTGGGTCATACTTTTGACCATAAAAAACACAGCAAAAATTTATCATATCAATTGTGTCTTCATTACCTCAAATGCCGTACCGTTTTCTATTTCAGGTATGGTAAATTGATTTTGTGTAACAAATTTAAACCACTCATCCATAGTTTTTCTACCAGGTCGCATTGGTCTATTTACAAATTTAGGTTCATGACTTGCAATTGGAGAACATATGTGATATCTACCATCACAAATTACAGGTGTTTTATTTAGTACAGCGTCAATAGCTGCTAGAGATAAGTTTGTTACCAAAACAGAAGCGTCTTGTAAACTATCTTTTATATCTGTTCCCCAAAACTCATTATTAGGTCTTGGTTTGTTTCTTACAACAATTGGTAGTTTTGTATGTTTTTGTAATTCTAATGTCATTGCACTTACCCATTCATCTTGTTCCATGCCATTTATTTCTCTGGTAACTTGTGGTGATGAAGGACAAACTAAAACATATTTACAATCGCCTGTTTTCCAACCTTTAAACTCTACATCAATACCTTTACTTTTTAATTCGTTTATTCTTTGAGTACCGCCAATCGCACCTCTTGTTGTGTGTAAACCTTGATGGCATATTCTAAAATATGTTTTGTCGTAATCGTGAATTTTAGGTTCAGGATATCTGGTGATTTGTTCTGTAAAATAACCAACATCTATCATAAACCATTTTTTATTTAATCGCATACACTCTGCAATTTCAGGTCTATTTTTACCACCTAAACCCCAAAAGAAATGCACTTCTTCATCCGTTTCTGGCCAACCTTTTTTTACTGCTTCAAATATTTCATGAGATAAACATTTACCCCAATCTAACTTATGATATATGTTCATTTGTCTTTAAGTCTATTATAACAAGTGCCGTCTGCAATCTCTGTCATTGTATATTGATTTGCAAGTATACTATTTAACCATTTTTGTCTTGTATCATCAGGTATATATTGTATACTATCTAAACCTTTTTGTATCATTTCTAAACTATGTGATACAGGATAAGCTGCTGACATCTCTGCACAATAACCTGGTATGCCCCATATGTGTGCCTGTATAGCAGCCGCTGACTGT